ACCTTAGAAAATCCTTGGCCGCGCAACAACTTCAAGTTTCTATTACTTCAACGCTTGCTAACTTAAAAATACAAGAAGACACATTAGAACTTAGAGGCGAAACCTTAGATGAAACAAAAAAACAAAATCAAATTACCAATGATTTAAACATGCTTATTAAAAAGCCTGACTTTGTTCAGAACGCTATAGAACTTGGATATGCTACCATAGATAATGATGGTAAAACACAGTGGACCGCTGAAGGACAAGCATGGGTAGATGAGAATCGTGATTTAATTTTGAAAGAGGTTCTTATAGATAGGGATGATACTGGACCTAAGGGGATGACTGAAGAAAGATACATACAGGAACAAATGACGAGTGACGCTAAAAAGGCAATGAGCGAGCAAATTATAGAGGAAAAAGTTGCTAGCGGAGAGGTAACTCAAGAAGACGCTGATGCTGGTCGTTATATACCCACAGATAAACAAATAATAGAAAAGTTTAGAAATCAATATTATTTAATACAAGATGGTCAGTCTAAAACCAAGCCAGAAGTTGGTTCTATACTAGAACAGAATAACAAAAAATATAAAGTTACTGGATATGAAGGAAACGAGCCCATAGTTGAATTAGTGGAGTAACTTGTTATGTCTGAGCTTGACCTTAGTAAGCCTTTTAAAATTATATCTACTCCTAAAACAGGAACCTCTAGAGTATCTCCAAGAGAGCAAATAAATAGAAGAACTGGAGCATATGACCAAGAAACAACTACTCAAGAAATAGCAGAAGGGGTAGCTTCTGGTTTACTTGCCATACCACAGGGCATAGCAGAACTTGGAACTTCGTTGTATGATTATGGTTTCGATACAGACTACCAAAGAAATGTAACTAGTTTTTTTGATGGAATAAGAGATGCTGCTGGTATAGATCCAGAGGGCACCGCAGGTGAGTTAGCAGAAATCATAACTCAATTTGCAGTTCCTGGTTTGGGAGCCGCTAGTGCTGTAAGCAAACTAGCTAAGTTGCGGAACCTCGGAACATTCACCACAAGAGCCTCACAAGTTGGTGCCGCAGGTATAGCTGATTTTATGGTTGCAACAGATGGCACTACAACTATCGGAGATTTTTTTGAGGCAGGACCTACACAAACGATTGACACCATAGGTTTAAAAGGAAAAGAAAGAGCAGCCGCAAGTATTTTAAATAGAGCAAAACTAGCATCTGAAGCAGCAGGAGTGGCTGCGTCCGTAGGACCAGTGTTAAAAACATTGGGGTTTGCTGGAGATGCTGCGGTGAAAACTTATGCTCCTATTGTTTCTCCTGTAGCCAGAGCCGTTCTTAAAACTGGTAAAGCACTTGGTCAACCGATTGCCAAACTTTCTACCGAAGACTCTCTTGTTGGAAATAGCTTAAACACTTTATTTTCTGTGTTTCGATCAAGAGGAAACATGACTCAAGAGATGTTTGAAGTGTCTTCAACAATAAACGGAAAGGTTGAATCAGAAATAAACAAAGCTGCAATAACTTTGAGAGGGCTAGAAAAAGATATAGATAAAGTTTTGGATTCTTCAGAAGAGGTTTTATTAGATGGCTCTCCTTTATCCAGAGCTTCCTTAAATAATCTTTTATATGGATACCTAACAAAAGAGTCCTCTTTTATGAAACGGGCAAAAGAATTATTAGACAATGGTTCAATTACAAATGAAGTGCAGATGCTACCCTCTTTCATGAGATCTACCGCAAAGAAAATGCGCGGACAAGTAGATAAACTTTCAAGCGATATTATAAACTCTGACTTTTTATCTAAAACTGGAAGTAGTAAAGCAATTGACGCTATTATAGAAAACATAGGCTCTTATCTAAGAAGACGTTACAAAATATTTGAAGATAAAAACTTTTTAACGTCTGATGAGTTTATACAAGAAAGAACAAAAACAATTGAATTTTTTAAAAATAATCCAAAAATTGCAGAACAGATGGCTGACGAGTTAGGTTTACCAAGACTGACTGGAGACATTGAAGAACTAGCAACAGGAACTAAAGTATCAGACGATTTTGCTCGAAGACTTACAGATGAGTATGTTGATAAATACGCTACATCTGGTAGAAAACTTCCCAAACAATCCGATAATGTAGGAAGAATTGCTAAGAATAAAATAAAAACAGGGTTATTTGCAACAAGACAAGCTGTTCCAGAACAATTGCGTAGACTGTTAGGTGAGATAAAAGATCCACAAGAAGCTTTTATAAGCACAGTAGCAGATATGGCTGAGTTTAGAGCCGTAGACGATTTTTATAAATACATAAATCAAAATTTAGTAGATGGAGAAGGCGGTCTGTTTCTTAGCAAAGAAGCAATCGCTCAACTTCCTAGATCTGTTCGAGGTAACTATGTTGAACTTGGCGAAGGATTTGGATCTTTACAAGGAGTATTTGCTCAAAGAAGAGTGTTTAATGATTTAACATCTAGAGTTCGTGGTGATGCTGGAACAATAGGCAACATTGGAAAAGCATTATACTCCGGTTTTTTAAGAGCGAAGGGAGCTTCACAAGCAGCCAAAACAGTCTATTCACCTTTTACACAAGTAAGAAACGTAACATCTGCTAGTTTGTTTTCAACTATGCAAGGAAACGTAGGAGCAGGAGTTAATTTATTTGACAGCATAGGGGCTGTCTTAGGTAACATTGCTAGGCGGCCGGACAGAGCAGAATATTATCAAGAACTTCAAAGGTTAGGAGTAGTTGGAACACAAGCTCAACTTAAAGAAATTGATAGATTATTAAGTGAAGGTTTAGGTGGAACCAGGACTGCCGGGATAGATGATTTAGGAATACCAAGTTCTGGTTCTTTTACAGACACTTTTAAAAGAGGTAAAATATCAAGCTTTCTCTCCGGTGTTTCTAGAAAAACAGGCCTTGGTTCTCCGAAAGATTATTACCAAGGCGGTGACGATATATGGAAAATATACAACTTTGAGTTTGAAAAGAATAAACTAGTAAAGGCTCTTGGAGGTGTTCGACAAGCAAATGAATATGTGAGAAGTTTAGGAAACCCTAATATTACAAACTTAAATCAGTATGCAGCAGACATAGTTAAAAATACAATACCTAATTATGAACGTGTACCAGAAATTATAAAAGGATTTAGAAAACTACCTCTTGGAAACTTTATAGCTTTTCCTGCTGAAATACTTAGAACTGGAGCTAATACTTTAAAAAGAAGTTTAGATGAGCTTGCAAGCTCTAATCCCAAGGTTCAAGAAATAGGTATGAGGAGATTAATGGGTGCTACCGCAACCGTGGCTATAGCTCCAGGTGTTATTCAAACCTTGGCTCTTGATTTAACTGATATAACTAAAGAACAAATAAACGCCTTAAGAGAGGTTGCACCACCATGGCAACGAAACAGCAGGCTCTTACCCACAACTGTTGAGAATGGTAAAATCAAAGGATATGTAGATTATAGCTATACAAATCCATATGACTTTTTACAACGACCATTTTTAGCTGCATTAAACGCAGCGTCTCGTGGAGAAGAGATGGGCAAAGACACGGACCAAATAGCAACAGATGCTATGATGGGAGTAGTAGAAGAATTTTTTAGCCCGTTTACAGATGAATCTATAATTTCTAACAGGATTCTTGATGCAACTACAAGGGGAGGTGTCACACCCACTGGTGCTAAAGTATATAGAAAAGAAGACACAATTGGAGATAAGGTTTACAAAAGTATATTTCATGTAGCTGATGCTTTTGTTCCTGGGGCTTTGCCTATAGACTTAAAGGCAATGAAGAAAGAAACTCAACGGCCTGGGGTCGAGCTTGGAAGACTTCCAAGAGCATTGATAGGAGCTTCTGGAGGTGACCCTAAAGATCCTTACGGTAATGAAAGAAGACTTGCACAAGAATTGTTTAGTGCCTTTACAGGTATTAGAGAACAAGAGGTAAAACCAGAAAATATATTGATGTATCGTGGTTATGAATATTCTGCGAGTATTAGAAATTCTTCTCAAATATTTAATACTGCGGTCAGTACAAGAAATCAGTTAGATCCAGACAACGCAATAAGCACTTTTATTGATGCTAACGAAACACGATTTAGAGTGATGAACGATATGCATCGAGTAATAGAAAACATGAGAACATTAGGACTTTCTAATAGACAAATAAAAAAAGCATTAAAAGAAAATAAAGTCGGCAATGCAGAGGCTTTATTAAAAGGTAAGTTCGTGCCCTTCGAGCCTTCTGATGAAGTTATAGAAAGGGTAAAAAAGAATGGTAATCGATTACCAATGAGACAAATAAGGTCAATAATAAGACAGCTTAAAAGACGTAGGCTTGGAGAACAGCAAACGCCAACTACTTCTAATAAGTCAACGCCAACTACTTCTCCTGCTATTGATTTTTCAAAACCATTTAAAGTTATATCATCCCCCTCTGCCTCAGTTGCCGAACCCATTCAATCGGCAACACCGCAGGCGGGGGCTACTGCTAGTATCGTTCCTCCCAATACACAAGCTCAGTCAGCCCCCGTTCAGCCTCGAGACTCATCTCTTTTAGGTGGCAACCCAATAGACGCTTTGAAGAACCAACAGATAGCACAAAGACTACAAGGACAATAATATGAAAAATTTTGATGAATCACTAGCATGGGTACTGGAACACGAAGGAGGCCATGTTGACCATGCAGAAGATCCCGGAGGAGAAACTATGATGGGAGTGACCAAGCGTGTCTATGAAAAATACTGCATGGAGAATGACCTGCTAGTAAAAGATATGCGTACATTAACTCACGAAGATGTAGCTCCTATATACGAAAACAACTATTGGAAAAAAATGAAATGTGATCAACTACCCAGCGGTGTGGATTATTTTGTTTTTGATTTCGGTGTAAACTCTGGACCAAGCAGAGCGATTAAATTTTTACAAAAAGCGGTGGGTGCTACACAAGATGGTGCCATCGGACCACAGACCCTTGGTCTTGTTAACGATGCAGATGTGCTGCACACGTTAGATACCCTGTATTCAGACAGGCAAAACTACTATGAATCTCTGTCTCATTTTAAAACTTTCGGTAAAGGTTGGACTAGACGCAACAACGAAGCTAAAAAGCACGCCTTACACCTTGTTGAGCCTCTTTCATAAGTTATTGATTTTACTCAATAAAAATTCCAATTCTCAGGCCCTTCAGCAGCAATAGTCGTGTATACATACCATGAAGGACGCGAGAATTGACATTTTTAGCCTTTTTTATAATCTTTCTTTGTCTTGCAGTGGTATTGGGCATGCTAGTATGGATAATTACCAGTAATTAAACTAGTTATCCTACCTCGCCCCAGTTCTTACCCATTTCTGCATCTACTTTGAAAGGGATATTCAGGTCTTCCACACAAGTTTCCATAATCTCAACGACCCTGGTGGCCTGTTCCTCTGACTCTATGTTAAAACAAAGCTCATCGTGCACCGTCAACATTGGAACAAGACCCTCGTTGTAGCAATCCACCATAGCTTTCTTTGTCTGGTCGGCACTCGAGCCCTGTATTAGTTTGTTAAGAGCCTTGTATGTAAACGCTCTCCTAATCATGCCCTTGCCACCATACTCTTCTAATGCTTCTTTCCAAGGCAATGCTTTATTAAATCCAAAAGACTTCGGCTCGTACATTTCAAACCTACACTTACGACCCAACCATGTGCGTATCACACCTTTCTTTTGTGCTTGAGTCATAGCTTCATCTGCTATGCCTCTCACAAACGGAACCTTTTCATGATACACTTCCAGAAGTTTGGTAGCTTCTTCTTCAGATATATCCAACACACCTGCAAGCTTGCCCTTGCCCATGCCATACATGATTCCAAGATTAACTGTCTTTGCTTCTTTTCTTTTGATACCTGCCATATCCGCAACCATCTGGTGAAAGTCTGCATCTCCTTTCTTGTACATCTCTACAACTTCATCAATCTGTGGGTGCCTTGCAGGGCCTTTTATCTGTGCACAATAATGCGCCAACCACCGAGGTTCTTGTGATGCATAATCAAACGAGCCCCACTTTGCCCCCTCTTCTGGTATAAACAAACCTCTAATTAGTTTCTTTAATTCTGGATCTCGCGCAGGTATCTGTTGTAAATTAGGGTTAGAAGAACTAAATCTACCTGTAACGGTACCTCCATCGTCACTTCTCAGTGGGTTAAAGTCACAATGTAGTCTGCCGTTATGGCTGTGTTCTACAATCGTATCGATGAAAGTCGTGTTAGCTTTGTTGAACTCTCGTATTTTTAATATCTTATAGGCTATTGGATGTTCATGATTCTGAAGAAACTGTTTTGTAAAGGAGGGCGCATCAGTGTTGTCTGTCCTATGGTATGGAAGACCAAGAGCGTCAAACGCCTTTGCTATGGATGTAGCCGCCCATGGCTCAATAGAAACTCCAGTTTCGGCCCGTATTTCTTCTAATAGGTCAACTTCTCTTTTCTCGAGTAGCTTCTTTACTTTCTCTGCTTTATTCAGATCAACCCGTACTCCTTTTGTTTTCATATCTAACAAGCACGGTATCAAAGAACTTTCAAGATTGAATATCGATTCACATTTTTGTTGTTTAAGTTCTATTGATAGCTTGTTCCAAAGTCTAAGAGTCACAGCCGCATCCTGTTCAGCGTACGGACCAACATATCTACATGGCAGTTGCCACATACCTGCTTTTGGATCTACACCAAAGTAAGTAGCCGCCTGCTTCAAAAGTCTTTCGTTCTTGTATTCTTGTAGATACTCGCCCGCCAAAGAGTTTAGATTATAGTATCTTCTGTTCTCATCTAGCAAAGGAGCGGCTGTCATGGTATCGATGATTCGACCTTGAACTTCTATCCCCTCTGCTCGTAGCCAACCCAGATCATAAGTCGAGTTGTGAAACACTTTTTCTATATCTGGTGTCGCCATCTGTTTCTTGAACCATGACAACACCATATCCTCTGGTAAGTTTTCACCTTCTGCATGTCTGAATGGAAAGTATCCCTGATAATCTCCTGCCGCTACAGCTATGCCAATCACATAGCCATCTCTTCGAGGCCATCCTGGTCCCAGAGTTTTGATGTTTGGGTCTTTCGTTTCCAAGTCAACAGCAATTCTTTTATGCTTTGTTAAGTCTGGAAATACTTGAGGAGGTGACCAGTCTTTATCTACAGAGGCTAGAGACACCTCTTTCATGTCCTCCTTGTGGGCAAAGTCAAACTCAGGGTTTTCTAGAAAATCAAATTGATGTTTCGATTTCTTCAAGAGACATCCTCCATAAAAATATAGGAGTGCATTCCCCTACGAAAGCACCTATCGTATTAAATTCTAGAAACTCTATTGCTTCGTCTTCTGTCATGCCGTCTCTTTCTACAAGAATTTTCGTACAAAGATATGCATCGTATACGATAACGTCTTCACGATTGACAGGGTTTTGAGCCACGCCAATCACTGCCTTATCAAATCCATCAGCTTTTAACATTTACCATTTCTCCACCCAAAGCGGCATATCCGATTATGTCTACCCAAGAATCACTCTTAGTTATGTCTTCAGATAATCGAGCTAGTTTAACTGCTATCATACAGGCGATTACTTGCTCGGGGGTTATCTCCGTCTTACAAATTATAGTCCACATCTTTGCAATACGGTCGTGGTTTATCTGTGACTCTCCGTAATCGTTTGCCCTTGGTCCATTAATTAAAACTCTAGCCTCATCTAAAAACCAACCCCTGTTCTTAGGTCTTGGCTTATTTATTATTACTCTAGCTTCATTTTTAAATACAGGCTGTTTTTCATTTCTTCTTATCTTGGCTACATAGTTAGAGTTACTATTCGCCATTAAACCTATTTCTTTATTATTTTTTTCTGGGTGCTTCTTTAACAACTGCCTAATCTTCTTTAGTTTACTAGTCTTCTTCATATGTAAAATCCCCATTCTGATTTTGCTTCTACTAAATGTAATTCTTTCTTGGCTCTGGTTATGCCAACATAAAAAGTTCTTTTCTCAGCATCCTGGTCTTTTGATTTAGATGCTGCTTTTGATGATTCTAAAATTAATAATACATTGTCTGCCTCTCCTCCCTTGGCTTTGTGTATGGTTGATATCTTTATCCTTGGTGTGCCCGTCAGGATCTTCTCGTTCCTCCTTCGAGCGGATGATATATAAATCTCCTCTGTCTCTGATACATTTATTATATCGTACCAGTTAGTCTGCTCGGATGCCTGCAACTCAAACTCGTTTATTAATCGACCCAAAGTAAAAGTCTCGTCCTCTTCCATCTTCTTGAGCCTGCTCTTTGCAGACCTAGTAAGAAAACCCTTCTTAAGTTGGTCACAAAATTGCCACAATTTCTCAGTCGATATTTCAGAGCCTTTGCATAACAACAGCCAAGTCTCTATTGATTGCAGTATATTCGGAGAGATAGACCAACCCGAGCCCTCTCTGTAAAAAACATACCCATCCTCGCGTAACTCTCGAGCGATGTTGTTTGCTATGTAATTAGTTCGAGCAAGCACTAACCACTGACCCTCATCTAAATCTACATCTCGCACATCACGGTGCCATACAACTGTGCCTGTATGTGATGCAGGTTTCCATTGTTTGTCCTGACGGATATCAATACGATTTACAACCGATGCTGCTATGTCATGCACTTGCTGTGGCACACGATACGATTGCGTAAGTATTTGCTTTTCTTCAGATGCTCTTAAAAAATCTTTTACGTTCACACCCATCCATGTATAGATGCACTGGTCATCATCTCCGGCATAGTACACACGCTTAGAATTAGGTGCCAGTATTTCGCGCACCATGCGCCACTGGAGCGGTGCTAGGTCTTGTGCCTCATCAACTATCAGAACATCAAATGAAGGCCCCTCACCGTCTTCGACAAAGTCTTCAATCATGTCTACGAAATCTTTTTTATCTGCTTCTTTTTTGTATGCTCTTAGTGCATTATCCACGATCCGTGCCTGCTGAAAATGCATTCTGTAATCAGCCGTATAATTAAACTCTTCTTCCAAACTCCATCCACGGACTCTGGCTATCTGAATCATACCCAGATATGCATCACCCCCTTTGCCCTGTGCAAACAAACCACCATCAGCCATTGTTAAATAAGAGTTTGTACTAAAGTCTAACCCAACTAATCTTCCAAGCTCACGATAATCAGAAGACCGCATCACATCCTTAGAAGCCATTCCTTGATATTGAAAAGCTAGAGAATGCAGTGTTCTAAACCAAGTCAGGTTATCTGGGTTCACGTTTAATTCTTGTACGGCTCTTTGCTTTGCTTCGTCAGCGGCCTTACGACTAAAAGAAACAAAGGCAATCTTATCCAAAGGGGTGCCTCTTTGTATTTCTTTCTTAACAATATTAATTAGCGTTGTTGTTTTGCCTGTTCCTGGAGGACCAAAGATTGTTGTCTGCATCAGAAAGGCACCTCCGTCTTTTCTATCTCAACATCAGGCACATCTACTTCCTGTGTAAATTCTGGTATCCACCACACACGGATAGTTTTCCATTTCTCTTTAGATGTTTTAAAACTTTTTGCCCCATTGGCTTCTTGACCTCCATTCATTTCCTTCAATCGTTCTTGAACTTGTGCCCTCGAGTAATCATCAAACTTACGCTGTCTCAAGAATCCCATAAGAGAATCTAATCTAAAAAAAGTATATCCCTCTCTCGTGTACGGCTTGCCAAGAATAATCTCTTCTGCACTCTGCGCCTGTATTCTGCCAGTGCAGTATGCCTCCATATGCTCAAAGAACTGTCCTTTGAATGTAAGCTCATCTGGCACTTCAATCTCGTTTAAATTCTCCATCAAACTATTAACAAGAATCTGCCAGTCATTTGCCTTAAATGTGTCTGGCATAAAACTTAACTGCTCCATGCAGGCTCTTTGAAATCTAACAGGCATTTGTAGTTCTTCTGTTGTTAGCTCTAGCCTCCTGCCATTTACATCCATGAACCAGAGCCTTGGTTCCGACAACACAACAGACAGGCCTGCTAAATCCATCGTTACCTTTTGATTGCCAACACCATACTTTAAAGTTTTGCACAACGTCTTGTTGCAGAAAGACTTCATTGGCTCTTGATCACATGTGTAAAAATATTCTTTCTTGTCCATCTGATTCTGGATCGTAACAATGTCAGAGGCAGGCAGTGGTGGCTGACAATACTGCGTGTTAATCTTTTCATGATTCGACTTCCAGTTATCTGGGTCCATCATCTTGCATAAGATAGCCACGTTAAACATCGTTGTGTTTCGAGTGCCTTCCGGTATGCCTTGCTCCATCATCACACGCAAACACGGAGGCCAGTCTTTAAACATGTTTGATTGACCACCTAAACTAATATTTAAAAAATCTTTTGGTGGGACACTACGTTTCTTAACAAGTGTAAGAAACTCTGTTAACTTCGCGTTCTTGCCGTTCTCTTTGACCGCATACCGCATGGTTTGTTCCGAGTCAAAGTATGGAAGGTTAATAAAGTTCCCAACATCACCACGCTCAACAAGCACCTGTTCTTGCTTGGGAAATATTTCGCACCCTCCAAATCCAAGATATGACGCAATCTCAGATGCCTTGTCACGGAACTCTCCTGCCAGTATCTCTTCTGTAAAGAAGAAGAATATGTGAGCACCGCCCGACTTAGAACGGCACACGATACACGGAACCTTTGCGGCCCGTAGCTTTTTATCTAAGGCTACTAAGTCTAGAGGATAGGTGTCAATATCCAGTGCACCAAAGTTACATTTGTTGTTTTCATTTATGGGAATGGATCCTACACCAAGGATACCTTTGAGGTGGGACTCTACAAGCTCTTCTGTAAGAGGCTCTCGAATAATTCTAGAGTTAGCCTTTTGCTTTCCGGCCACTCTTTCTTCTTGTATTTTTGTCTGTCCATGTGCGTATTCAAACCCTTTGAAAGCCGCCATGAACCGTTGCGTTTGATTCATATATTCTCTCCAGATAATGGTGGAGGTTGGTTATGAAATAGAAAGGAACCTGTGAGCGGATAAAACGCCAATTAAATACACTCACATTGATGAAGCACTTCCATAACCTTTCGGGGACCTCCAACTCCCGTCAACAACAAGCTTCACCAAAATTTAAAAGGGTAAGTCACCATCAGTAGACTCTGGAGAGCCATCTATTTCATCTGAACTTACACTCGAAGTTTGTATCTCACCATTTCTGAAACTATCAAAGAGTGCCTTGGCCGCATCAATAGCAGAGGCAGGCACATCGGTAGGCTCCATCTTGGATACATCGAAGTTGAACCACGAACCTTTGTCATTAGACTCTTGGATTGTTTTCAACTTCCATACTGTTGCCCACATCGGTGGATTGAAGGGACCGTTCTTGCCCTTGTACTGCAACATACGCATCTGAGTATTCCAACGTCTAGAAACTTTCAGTTGTGTCTTCTTCATATCACATACAGCACTTTGTGTACCACCGTCTTCGTCCACGATCATGACCAAGTGTTGTGCGGTACGCACGAGTTCGTTGCCAGAAGGTAGCTTTTCAGACGAGCCGACACGTTCTACCTTTTGAATATCTGGATTGGATGGGCGCAATTCCTGGATAAATCCACCACCTTCTTCTCTGAAGGAGAACTCGAGATACTTAGTTGTATATCCACAAGGTATCACAACAACACCTTCTTCTGGATCCCACACCTGACTTGTTACTGTGTTAAACAAATCTCCTGCTGACGCACCCTTAATAAATTTTGGGTCTGTCTTGAGAAGTTGTGGGCTGAGTGGTTGCAAGATACGCAAGAATGGTATCTGCATATCCTCCGTGCCAATCGAATCCATGCCTGCTCCTGCATGAGCCTCGAACTGTTCCATAATGTTAGCTACTGCTGTTTCTCTTTTCTTTGTTACTGCTTCTGTCATAACTATTTCCTTGTAATTTTTGCTTCGTTACCTGTGAATACTGAAAATAAATCCATGTCTATTGATTCACCTTTTGAGATTCTGTCTTTAACCCATGCCTTCAACTTGGAATGATGTACATATGTTTTCTGGTTTGGATCTTTACCTTGACTTCTAAGTTCATCTACAAACGCACCTGCTTCATTGTCCTGACCCGCAGAAAAATTTACAGTTACTTCGTTCTTGATGATATCTCCTTCGCCCACTGACCGAATAAATCCGTGAGCCTTTTCCTTGTTCTCTTCGCTGATACGTGCATGAACAAAGGGCACGATCTTAACCTCATGGTCATCGACCCCTAGTTTATTGGCACCCATCTTTTGCATGAGAGCAGGGATATCTTCTGTGGAAATCTTAGTTGCCTGAAACTTTAGATTTTTAAGATGCTGTTCTGCATCCTCAATGTCTTTGTCAATCTGTAGTTTCCTGCGTACAAGTGTAGATAGATCCGAAACACCTTCTGTAGATACTTCGTCAAACTTACTTGCATCAATCTTTTGTTCTATATGCGCGAATAAATCATAATCGTTCATGTCTTCTCCTTCTTGAATATAAAATAAAGTTTTACCCCTTCGGGTGGTTTAGTAGTGTCCTACTTTTTCTTCACACCGTCAAGCTTCTTGCTTGCCAAATGTTCTTCCCAAGCTTTGTCTATGAGTAGTTCCATTTGTTTAGGAACGCTCCTTCTACCCTGATAGGCAAGCTCTTTTACTTTTCCATGAGTCTCCACATAAATGGCTACTGATTTAAACTTAGTAGTATCCAATCAAATCTCCTGTAATAATTTAAAATCTCTAGTTTTGTTATATAAGCAGTGATAAGTTTATGTCAACCCAATAAATAATATTATTTCGTTGGTATTCTTAGCCACTCCTTGACCTTCTCTCCTAATGTTGCGGCAGATATCTTAATCTTACCTTGTAATGTCTTTACAATGTGCACATCTACCGTACCACGGCACACAAGATCCACATACAGTACCTTATTATGCTGACCGATACGATGACATCGATCCTCGGACTGCATGCGTGTCTCGAGATTAAAATCATTTGAGTAATAGATCACATTCGTTGCTGCATTCAACGTGAGCCCCCGACCTGCTGTCTGTGGGTTTGCTACAAAGAACCGTGCCTCACCTCTTTCAAAACTTTCTATCGCGTTCTGTCTTTCGTTGTCAGTTGTGTCACCAAAGAATGTAACCGCAGAGCCCTCACCAAACTTATCTTTGAGAACTTTAGCTATCTTCTTTATGTCATACCTAAACCGCGACCATATAATTATCTTGCCCTGCATCTCTTCTATTGTATCGAGTAGTGCATCTATTCTTCTCGAAGGTATCTCTACTAGCTCACCATCGTCCGTCATCACATGACCACAGAGCACTTGTTGCAAGCGCAGAAGTTGTGTCATAACTGCGGGGGCTGATACCAAATCACCACCCTCGAGCAATGCGACTGCTACGTTCTTGAGTGATACATAGTATTCGAGTTGTTCGTCCGTTAAAGACACACCACGGGTTGTGTATATCTTGTCTGGTAAATCCAGAGCCTGCTCTTTTGTTACACGAAACGAAAACTTGTCTAACTTTTCGGATAGTTCTTCTAAGTTTCTGTACCCTACAATCATTTGAAAACTGTGATTGCCCATTTTTTGTGTGCGTGTTACAGCATACCGACCCTGAAACGACCAATAACTATCATGGTTCAGCAGTGATTTATCCATGAACTCACATTGCGAAAATAGATCCATAGGTGACTTTGTTACTGGAGAGCCTGTCAGTATGCGCTTGTATCCTGCCTGCTTGCCAAATTGTATAATGTTCTTTGTCCGTTTGGCCTTTGGATTTTTTATGGTCGTGCTCTCGTCCACGGCCAACATAAATTTACAGTTATCTATGTAGCTTGCCAGATATAAACTCAGTTTCTTAGTTGTTGATCCAAAAGCCTCCACATTAATAAGAAGTATTCTTAACCGCTTTCTCTGTTCTGTTGCCCCTTCCATAAGCTTTTCTTTTTCTGCCTTGTTGGGGCTTGGTTTCCATACGTCCACCCTATAGTCAACGTGATCAGGCATGTGTGCAGGTATTTCTGAGAGCTCCCAGTTTCGATACACACCCTTGGGTGCAATGATAATAGCCGTGTCTATATGACCAATGTCATAGAGCCATACGATATTATCTATCAATACCTTAGACTTGCCGCATCCCATTTCCATAAAATAGGCATAGTTCTTCTTGTCATAAGACCTGCGAAGTGCCTCTTCTTGGTGGGCGTATGGTGGTGTTTTATATCTAAACATTAGCCTGCGATCTTAACCACATTGTTTCTTTCGATATCCGTGAACACTTTTTCCAAAGAGTCCTCTGATAAATCCAAAACTAATTGAGTCCTGCGAATTGCTTCGTTTAAATTTATTTTTCCATCCTGATACTTGTCATGTATCTCAAGAAGAAAATCTAGGTCATCTCCATGTATCATTGTCCCAGGCCTCTTCTCCACCCACTTATGTTTCTAGCCATCTTAGAGCTTGTCTTAGCTCTGGTCTGTCGTGTGGGTTGTGGCGGTTGAAAATTAACAACGGCATCATTGAGTTCGCGTATCTGTTGTCGAAACTCTTCTACGCTTAGTTCCATCTCCTCTAGCTCGATTGCTAAATCGCTCATCTTTCCCATATAAACCTCCTTCATTTGTAAAATATTTAAACCAATGGTCTGCACAATAAGGTGTGCTGTTCTCTATTGCGTCTGCCCTTTCACCGCAAACTATGCAACGCTTCCACATTATTTTGACCTGCCACCAACACCAGAAACTTTGGTAGTAGCATCTTTTCTTTTTGGATCTCTGAATATAAAAGAGATAATTTTCTTTATAAAGTTCATGTCATTCTTCCCATTTGTAGAACACATGGTCATTAATCCTGACCACATATTGTTTGCTTTCATGCCAGTCTGGTAAGACATAAATGGCATGGTAATGTGTTGATCCTTCCACAAAATCATGTAGTTTGTCCAGATATACTCCTGATGCTAACAATAGAGCACGTTCCCAAGCCTCTTTATCCTGCGGCCTATCGCTCTTACCATCGCACCACCAACTAAACTGACATTTGTTTCTGATTGGAAGGTCGGGCTGCCAAGAATAGGTCTGCCCCTGTTTGACAACCTTACACACCGTGTCAGGGAATCTCTCATCCCTAACACGATTCATTACTACCTGACCCACGGCCACCTGACCTATCGTTGGTTGGTTACGAGCTTCATGGTAGATGTTAAGTGCTAGGCATACTAGTGCAGTTTCTATCATTCATACACCTCATACTCGTTGTGAAACTCTTCGTTCAAAGAATCAATTAAATCCTGCGGCAGATAAGACTCGGGATTTGCATATCCTAATGGATCAAACTCCCCCCCTACTTTGTCTGGATAGTACGCATCTATGCGCTTGCGGCATTCCTCGTTCCAGTCATCTAGATCATCGCCAATTTTATTGTCAGGATTAAACAAGATAGAAACAGTTGCGTCCGTTCCTGCTATCTTTTCTCTGATATCGAAAATCATATAGTTATGAACACCCCAAGTATCACACTCGACCTCGTACCCAAGTGACTCGATAAACTCACTAACAAGATGCGTTCCGTTCCATCCATCTCCGTCCATGAACCCCCATTTACTGAAGGCATCCTGCCATTCCCATTCTATCATTATTCTAGGCATCTGTTTCCTCCTCTATGTCTACAACAAAGGCTATTCTAACTATTCCTTCATCTTCGCTTGCAACAAACCAAGCATCATTTTCTTCTTTGTTAGGAAAAATCATTTCCAATGTTTGCAATAAATCATATCGTGTCATTGTGTGCTCCTCCAAGTGTCGTGAATGTCGTGTTTTAATTGTTCTTGTTCATATTCCCCATTTGCTAATTCAGCTAAAAGCAAACAAAGATTGTCGAATCTCCATTTACTACCAAGCCAATTTTTTACCTGCTCGACTGTCACAGGTTCATCGTACCATTCAAAATCCATTTACGTTCTCCTTACATACATCGAAATATCGTCATCGCACCTGTCAGCAATATGTTGTGGACACGGCCACACGACAGACAACAATCGTGCATCTCGGTGGATGTCCATGAATTTATCATCTGCCTCTGCATCCGATATCTCACCATCTTCATGCAAATTCTCTGGTGCAAGTGAGCTACAGATTTCTCTCCATAGCTCTTCTGCTTGGTCTTCGTGTTTTGGAAAACCATCTCTTAAATATTTAAAGTTAATCATTAACGTCCTCCTGTGTAATGTCTGAGTATAATGCAATACCAAAATCATAGCCTTGCTTGTAGTAATAATCTGACTGTTCATCATCTCTTACGCCATACAGTAAGGCATCTGTTACACCGTCCTTGAACGCTTTGAAATCTGTATCATTGAGACTATCTTTTGTTAGTTTGCTCATCCTTTTTCTCCAACTGCTTTACTCCCTACAAATGAACGCAACATTTGTTGATGAGTCATGAAATGTATTAGCTCCCAAACATATTCCCTGATTTTGTCGTTGTATGTTTTCTGATAGGTGTGAACTGTCAAATCATGAAGTCTGTATGCATCATAAGTAATGTCGTAGTAATAATCACATGATGGATAGTCTTCCATTACTTGCCGTCTCGAAGTATGCTCAAACAACGGTATCAGCCTTACCTCACCGCCACTTTTGTTCTTGTTGGCCGCCACAAACGCGGCCGCAAATTCGTCAGCCTCGAACCTTGGCAGTCTCCAAGCATAATCCTTTGCCGCTTCGATGTGATATGCCGCACCTTTTGGATAATTATCATAGTGCTTATACGCGGCACATATATTCGTAGTGCCCCTGTCATTTCTGAACGTGTCATCAAAAAAGTAAATTGCTCTCGTGCCCATTACAGTTCTCCCCTCTCTTTTAAAAACTTAATCAAATACTCAACGTTACTGGCAAGAGTGCTGATGTCATACAGGATATCACCTGCATCTCTATATTCATTAGCCTCAATTTTATGGTCTTCAATCCATGCCTCCATAGCCTCATCATCTCCAATAACAACCTCGTCTGGGAATGATTCTGTTAAGTGCTCACCAGATGCCCATTGCCAGATATAATCTTCTCGTGTTAGTTTAATCGCCATATTATACAACCCTCCAACCTTCATTGTTAAATATCTCTACTAAGTGAGCAATGAACCTTGGTTCAACGGCCATCGCATCACCCAAAAACTGTACCTCATTAGATACATTGTTGATTAAGTTTTCCTTGGCATCCTCATTCTGTGGGAAGACCAAGAACACCGAACCATGGTTCTCGATGGAATAATCTCCGTCCTCGATCCACTGGTCATTTGTTTGTTGTGTTGTCATTTTCTGTTCCTTCTAGTAAAATGTTGATAATATACTAATAATGAATAGGTTTTCCCATGTCAAGTGATTATCTTAATAAATCTTTATCTTTTTACATATAGTAGTTTCTGATGAAAAATAAAAAAAGTTTTTTAAAAAAGTCGTGTAATGAGTGTAATGACGTAATGAGTTATCTAAGTTATTGTTTTTTATGATAGTGCTCATTACATTCTCATTACATTTATTACACTTTTTAGTGGTTATTGCCCCTTCGTAGGTGAAAAAATAATTTTTAAAATTAAAATTTGAGGAGATTTTACTATTGGAAAAGAAACTTGGAAGACCTTCTGGTCTAACGCAAAGGCAGAAAGAATTTGCAAAATTATACATTGAAGGCAAAAACTCAAACGCAGATTGTGCAAGACTGGCAGGATATGCTTCTGACTCGGCCGCACAACATGCATATAAATTATTGGATGGAAAATCATATCCAGAAGTAGTCGAGTTTATAAAAGAATTAAGAGAGACTCGAGAAAAGAAATATGGAATTACTTTGCTTGGACAATTAAAAAGGCTTGCAGAGCTCTCAGAAGGTGCTGAAGAAGCAGGGCAATATTCTGCGGCAATCAATGCCGAAAAAATACGCTCGAGCCTTGGCGGTCTTACAATAGATAGACGCGAAGCAAACCACATACACCAGATAGACAGTCTTTCCAGAGAAGAAATAATAAACAGATTATCTGAGCTCAGAAAAACATACCCAAATGCATTTGTAGAAGGTGAGTACAAGGTGACAGAAAATGCCAAAGACAGAGAAACAGTTGTGGGAAGTATTGAAGAAAAGCTTCCCAAAAAAGACGCATTGTCAAAGGCTTGAGAACCGCGTATCTGAAGGAATGCCAGACTGTTATATCTGTATGAATGGTGTTCCTCTATGGCTTGAATTAAAAATGATAAAAAATGATAGGGTAAAGGTGCAAAAGTCGCAAATTGCTTGGCATTTGGCGCATTCTCGTTGTGGTGGCGTGAGTTTTTTCTTGCTCCACGCACCTCTCCAAGGCGATGTATTTTTATTTGAAGGGGCTCTAGCCTTACAGATCCATGGATCTTGCATCTCTGACCTGCGGCCTGCGGCCTTATATATCGGCAGCGTTTGTGATCTA